TTAATTTTCTGTATCTAGTAGTCTGTATTTACTAAACTTAATCAAATCTTGCTGAAGATTATAATTATCTCTAAACCAAACATTGATTTCATTGAGCTTTCGTTGCAACGGTTCGATTTCATTGATGAAAAAGACTTTGCCTGCTTTTTCTACATCACCGAAACCACCAGTATTATTCGGGATAATGCCAAGTAATTGAGGCGGCACTCGGTGCGCTGCTAAGATGTCATCACGACTAGTGTTCTTAATATTCAAAAATTCATCTTTCGCTGTAATATCTGACAAAGGTATTACTTGCAATCCTTTCTCTTTGCCGTTTGGTGAATATATAAAAAGGTTTTTAAAATTCCCCTTCCCTTTTGCAGATTTGATCTGTTGTTCTAAATTGTCAATACTCGCTTCCGATTGTAGCGGATCAGTCAAATAGATAATACTTCCTGCATGAGCACCATTAATATAATATTTGCGGCGAAATAAAGTAGCTGCTTCATTTAAAAATGATGATTGCAATGCCGATAAATACTCTGGTAAGCCGTAAATTTCTTGATTAAAATCAGGTTGGATAAAGTGATAAATGCTATCTTTAGGAAACTCAAAGTCATCTATAAAATTAGTGACTTGATAATAGATTCCATCTTTAACCCCTTTCCTAATATATTTTGCCAACATCGCCTGAAGTCTAACTGGCTTACCTAATTTGTTTTTATGGATATAAAAGTAAGCATTACCAAAGATCAAATAATCCAAAATAAACCGTTCTAAATCTAAGCGAGAAATTAAAGACGAAGTTTGCAATGTGCTTAGTAAAATATTTTTCTTTACTGTGATCGCGGTTGAATGATACGACGTTGAATGAAATGCTTTGGCTAAACCAGTAAAGTTAATTGGCGTTGTATAATACTTATTAAGATAAATCGCACTTTCAAAGTAAGATAAAATCTCTGCTTTATCAATAACGGGGATTGGATCATCAAAAGCAAATAGTTTAGGTTGTGTAGTCATTGTTAGTTCCTTTAGTGAAATTCAATAATTCTGGCCGAGGTGTTGTTTTTAGCATCGTAAGGCTCATTAATAAAACAACTCATAATTGCCCACGCAATATCGCCATGGCTTGCTTCTTCCGAGCGATCCGATATATAAGTAATCTGACGCCCAGATTTAGTTACTTGCTTTTTGATGGTCATAAAGCTAGTAATAATATCTTTATCTCCTTGGTCAAACTCAAAACGGCGTTTCTGAATAATATTTAACGTTTTTAAGACCATTTCATTTTTTATATCTAAGTTATAAGATAGCCCCTGCGCAGTAGGAAAAAACTTGCTCACTAACTGAAAAACGCCCTCACCCATACCCGTCTTGTCAATCGTGATACGTGCCACATTATAGCAATCACAATAATGCTTAATCCGTGCAGCTTGCTGCTCAAAATCCATGCCGTGAAAAGTTTGATAATGCAGTAATCTAAATTTACCGCCCTCAACCGCAGGCGGAGCAACAATTACTAACGCGGCCCTATCTCCTGTATAAGCGGGATCATAGCCAATCCAAACAGGACGATTACCAAACGGCCGTTGATAAAATGGATTAAAATCGCGCCAAACTTCGAGCGAATCAATGCCGCATTTCTGCAAATCAATGAACTTAAATACACTGCTGTTATCATCAATGAATTGACATAAAAAAAGCTGCTCAAATTCTTCAACGGAATATTCTAGCTTCAAGGCTTCAATATCAAATAGATTACAACCGCCCTCTTCAGCATCATAAATTGTCACAATCTGACGCCATTGCCCATCAGGCATTAATCGACCAGCTTTTAAATATTCATGGGATAAATTAAACTCTTTGCGTTGATCTGCAGGACGTCCTTTATTAAAACGTTGACCTGACCAAAAAGGATAAGCAGAATGAGATATAGCAGATGGGGTAGAAAAATAGGTTTGCCTAAATTGCTTTTGCGACGCCATACCAGACGCCACCTTTCGGATTTCCTCAAAACGCGGCACCCAAAAGATTTCATCAAAATACAAATTACCATGATACGATTGCGCAGTATTAGAATTTGTACCCAAAAAAATCAATTCGGCTTGATTAGGTAATTTGATTGTTTCACCTTTTAAATCAACATCTGCCGTTTTTTTTGCATAATCACAAATGTAACTACGAAATTGTAAAGCTTGTTTTTTGCTGGCTGATAAAAAGATCTGATTCCGCCCTGTTTTTAGCGAATCAATAAAAGCTTCGTGCGCAAAATAATAAGTCGCACCAATTTGACGACTTTTTAAAATATTGCGAATCCGATATTGCAGTCCAGCGTCGTACCACCTGCGCTGATACGCAAACATTTCAGACAAAAAGCCATTAATTAATGCTTCTTCCTGTTCCTCATTAATCGCATTCTTTTCAGCTTGTTTCCGCTCCGATTTATAACGACTTTTGATTTTAGGATTAAGATCAGTTTCATTACCCCCGCCGTTACTATATTTCTTGATTCGAGCAATCCGCTCCATTTGCCGACTTAGTAAATCTATTTCCTTGAAGTCATGACCCGTTTTGTCGTCTTTGTTAATCAATAAACAAAGTCTAGCCTCTAAAGAGACTTCTACTCGCCCGACTGGTGCCGTGTCTTCCCATTTTTCACGTTCTTTCCAGCTTGATATTGTTGAGGCGGGAATTGCTAAGGTTTTCGCAATTTCGGCAATGCGATAACCAGCCCAATACATGATTTGAGCTTGGCGTTTTTGTTCTGCAGATAGTGTTGTTTTAATGTTTTCTTTTTCCATGCGTTAATCATAGATAGCGCATAGAAATTGGCTTGTTTTGTTATTTGTGATTGCTAATTTCACACAAGACAAAAATAGAAAAATATTTTTAAGCGTTCAATATTGTTGGCAATGTTAAAAACGGAGCAAAAAACTATGTCAACAAAATCTAAGTGGTTTGTCGTTGCGACCGAAGGTGCAACCGCAGACGGGCGTAATATCGAACGCAAATGGTTGGAAGAAATGGCGTCTAACTATGATCCAAAGCTTTACGGAGCAAGGGTCAACTTAGAACATTTCAAAGGTATTTTCCCTGACGGCGACTTTAAACGTCTTGGCGATGTATTAGCGTTAAAAACCGAAGAACGCGACGGAAAGCTACGTTTATTAGCACAAATTGAACCGACAAAAGACTTAATCGAAATGGTAAAAAATAAACAAAAAGTTTATACCTCGATTGAAGTCAACCCAAATTTTGCTGATTTAAACAGTGCTTATCTTGTTGGGCTTGCTGTTACTGATGACCCAGCAAGCTTAGGCACAGAAATGCTCGCTTTTTCCGCACAAGCTAAACAAAACCCACTAGCTCACCGCAAACAAGACAAAGATAACCTCTTTAGTGAAGCGATTGAATTTGCACTAGAACTTGAAGAACAAGAAAAAGAAAGTTTGTTAGATAAACTCAAAGCAATGTTTACAGCGAAAGAAAACTCACAGCAAACAGAACAGCAACTCTACAAAACGTTGGAAGATGTTAGCACGTTATTAACTGAACAAATTAAGCAAGTCCAGGAAAAAAACGAAAATCTTACACAACAACTCAACGAATTAAGCACTGCGAACATCGAGTTAACGCAACAATTACAAGCGTTAGAACAAAAAATTACTACTCTAGAAAAAGAACCCGTTGAATTTAATCGCCCAGTAATTACGGGTGCAGAAAAATCAATGATTGAAACAGATTGCTAATAAGGAATGCACAATGAAAAATACTACAAAACAACAATATAATGCTTACGTTGCTCGTATTGCTCAACTTAACGGCATTACTGAAAAAGATGTCGCAGAGGGATTTTCTGTTGAGCCAACACCGGAGCAAAAATTGTTTGAAAAAGTGCTGTTAAGTTCCGAATTTTTGCAAAAAGTCAATTCCGTCAATGTTGACGAAATGACAGGAGAATTAATCGGCTTGTCAGTTGCGAATATTATCGCTAGCACTACCGACACCAATGCTAAAGATCGTGAAACAAAAGATATTGCAAAATTAGACTCTCGCAAATATCTCTGCGAACAAGTCAATTTTGACACTCACATCACTTACCAACGCTTAGATCAATGGGCTAAATTCCCTGATTTTCAACAAAAATTAGCCAATCAGACCCAACGCACCATTGCACTTAATATCATTATGATGGCATTAAACGGCACGAGCCGTTCGGAAACCTCAAACCCGAACAGCAATACTCTGCTACAAGATGTTAAAAAAGGTTGGTTGCAACAACTCCGTGAGGATATGCCAACGCACGTGATGAATGGATCAACCACTGAAAATAAAATCAAAGTCGGTAAAGGACAAGGAACAGGGGCAAACGCAGGTAAAGGTTATGAAAATCTTGATGCACTTGTATTAGACGCAACGAACAATTTAATTAGTGAAGTGTATGCCGATGATACCGAATTAGTTGCAATTTGTGGCCGAGAAATCCTGAATGATAAATATTTCCAAATGGTCAACAAAACTACTGAGCCAACCGAAGAGCTTGCAGGACAAATCATTATGTCACAAAAACAAATTGGCGGCTTGAAAGCAATTCGAGTTCCATACTTCCCCGCTAATGCGATTTTGATTACTCGCTTAGATAATCTATCTGTTTATTATCAAACTCAATCACTCCGCCGTGCGATTATCAACAACCCAAAACGCAATCGCATTGAAGATTACATCTCCAAAAATATCGATTTCAAAATTGAAGACTACGATTGTGCCGCATTGATCGAAAATATTACTTTTGAGGACGCAGCATAATGAAAAGATTATCACCCGCTCAACGCCATGTGCAGCATATTGCTGCACAGTTGCAGGGCGAGCAACAAGATCTGGCACACCTTAGCGAGTACGACAAGATGTTGTACTTGCTCGCACGGCATAAAAAAGATTTAAGCAATATCCAATCAAAAGAAGCCAAGGCGGAATACAAACGCAAAATCTTGCCCGACTATCTCGATTGGATTAACGGCGTCATGCAAGCAGGAACTGGTCGCCAAGATGATGTGTTAATGATGTGGCTTATTTGGGCAACGGATTGTGGCGAATATGAATTAGCGTTAAAGATTGGTGAATATGCACTTTTCCACGACCTCACATTGCCAGAAGGATTTAACCGCACCACAGCGACCGCAATCGCCGAAGAATTTGCCGACGCTGCCAATAAAGCAATGACCTTAAACAAAGCGTTTGATCTGGGGTTGTTACAAAAAGCTAATGACATCACTCAAAATAGCGATATGCCAGACGAAAGCCGTGCGCGATTACTGAAAGAATTAGGATTGCAACAAAAAGAAAGTAACCCAGAACAAGCGTTAATCAATTTAACTCGTGCTTTATCACTTAACCAAAATGTCGGGGTTAAAGGTGAAATTAAAGCCTTGCGCAAAAAATTAAATTTAACCGAAGAAACCGAATAGCAAGAATGCGACCACGCAACGCACGGGGCGGATGAAAAAGCCTCTTCGAGGTGATTAAGTAATCCTCACCCCGTTTTTTAAGGAGTAACAAAATGGCAGATCTTACGATTACTATGTACCAAGATGATGATCTTGCTATGCCAACGGTACAAAAAAGCGTGGAGCAATCGCAACCCGCAAACGACATCATCAATAACGATCCATTTTATCCAAACATTGAACTAACACTATTACGCAACGCAATGCGAATTGATAGCAATGTACCAAACGATCGCCTGAAAGAAGCCGCATTGCACGCCGTGCTAGACGTGAATACGGAGCTAGAAGCATTTAAAGCTAAACAACTCGAAGCTAACGTTACTACACTTGCAAACATTAAAAGCGTAATGATTGATAACCAAAATCAACAAACCTATTACTACTTACGTGCCGTTTATTGCTTAGCGGTAGCAACACTGTATGAACGTTATGCAAGTTACGATCTCACTAACGACGGCGAAAAACGCATGATGATGTTAGAAGAAAGTATCGGCGATTTACGGCGAGATGCACGCTTTGCAATTCGCGCAATACTCGGTAAACCAAAAATCACGGCCACGTTACTATGAAAGTGTTTGCAATACAAAATGACAACTTAGATGCCATTATTTACCGATATTTTGGGCGTGTTGATGGGTTGCTCGAACCAACACTGACACTAAATCCACATCTAACAGACAACGCAATAATTGAAATGGGAACAGAAGTTAATTTGCCAGATGAGGAAACAATTAAACAAGGAAAAACGATTCAATCCGTGAATCTATGGGACTAAATATGAAAGATTCAACAACTTACGCGTATTGGGGTGCAGTCCTCTCATTTTTGAGCGGATTGTCAATCAATGAATGGGCGTCACTCATCGGGATTGGGCTTGGTATCGCCACATTTTTAGTTAATTGGTATTTCAAAAACGAAGAATTAAAACTAAAGAAACAACATCATGATGAAGAAAGTCATTAAATATTGCAGCGTAACAGCAGTTATAGCCATTGTATTAAGCCAATTTGGCAATGAAATAAAAACATCACAAAAAGGTTTAGAGTTAATTGGTAATGCGGAGGGCTGTGTGCAACAGCCTTACCAATGTCCTAATGATGTGCTAACCGTTGGTATAGGCTCAACGGAAGCTGGCGGGCAAAAAATCGAAAATCGAACTTATACGCTTGATGAAATTGCTAAACGCTGGGTACATGACATTAAAATCGCAGAACAATGCGTTAATCGTTACGCTAATGGACAAGCAATGCCGCAAGGTGCATTTGACGCTTTAACGTCTATTACGTTTAACGTTGGCTGCACAAAACTACAAAATTCAACGTTATTTAAAATGGCTCGCCAAGGCTACACGCCAGCAATGTGCGATCAGTTTGCCCGTTGGGTCTATATTGCTGGGAAAAAGTCCAGCGGATTAATTCAGCGCCGAAACAAGGAGCGTGCATTATGCTTAAACTAACAATCGTGATCAAGGTCATTATTTTATTTGCTTGTGTAGTGTTAGCAACATTAAGCAGTACGCTCTACGATAAAACAAAGCAGCAACGTCAAACAATCACAGAGCTTACTCAACAATTACAACAAACAACACAACAAATTGATCAATTTAAACAATCACAACAACGCCTATTGGGATTGCTAGAGCAACAACAGCAACAAGCAACGAAACAAAAGCAGCAAATTAACGAGGTGTTACAACATGAAAACAATAAAAACTGGCGTGATCAGCCTGTGCCTAATGACATTAGCCGCCTGCTCAACACCGAAAAAGCCAACAACTAATCATCCGATTTGCCCACAAAGCAATCAATGTCAGACACCTATTGTCAATATTAAAACTAATGGCGATTTAGTAACAACATTAACAGACACATTAAATACGATTGAAATCTGCAAAATTGAAAAACAAGCATTAATTGACTGTATAGAGAATAAAGATGGATCAAATTGACAGAGCGAACGAATTAGCACAATTAGAACGTGACTACAACTTGCAACAACGACAACAAAAAACAGTAAGGCAAAGTTTAACGCATTGTATAGATTGTGATGAGCTAATACCGGAAAATCGAAGAAAGTTACAGGGCGTGACACGTTGCATTGACTGTCAAACTATTTACGAACAGCAACAGAAGCAATATCGCAAATGAAAAAGCCAGCACAACTAAGAGAAGTGATTGAAAAAGCCTATCCGTATTTACGCAATAATCCAGATAGGCTACAAGTATTTATCGATGATGGGCATATTATCGCCACAAATGCAGCGTCATTAAGCTATGAGTATCAATACACCCTAAATATTATCATTACCGATTTTGATAAGGATATGGCGATCATTATCGTGCCACTGCTCGCCTACTTACGCAAAAATCAAAATGAGCTATTTGACAATCCAGCAAAACGCCCAGATGCAATCGCCTTTGAAACGGATTTAATTAACCAGACGACACAAGATTTATCACTCAAAATCAAATTAACCGAACGTGTAAAAGTCGAACAAACCGACAAAGGAACAGAAATCACTTATCTACCAGAGCCAATCGCAGCGAACGAAACGCTTGAGCGATTAGAGTTCTATATCAAAGATGAATTTATTACCTCGGCCGACGGTGAGCGTCATGGATAACGTTGATGAATTAACCAATAAATTAAGCGCTTTAATCGCTAATTTATCACCGCAAGCTAGACGTCATCTCGCAAAAAATATCGGGCAGAAAATCGCACAATCACAACGCCAACGCATTACTAATCAACAAAATCCAGATGGCACAAGTTTTATTCCGCGCAAAAACTTAAGAAAAAAGAAAGGGCGGATTAAACGGCAAAAGATGTTTGTAAAATTAAAAATGGCACGTTACTTAAAAGCAAAAAATACGGCCAATCAAGTTGCTGTCGGCTTTAGTGGATCTGCAGCAAATATTGCTGCCGTGCATCAACTGGGTAAACGTGGTGTCGTGAATGAGAAACGTAATATCTCAACACAATACGCCAAGCGTGAATTATTAGGATTTACGGAACAAGATAAAGCATTAGTAGAAGAGTTAATTATTCATGAATTAGGCTGGAACAATTAAAGCTTTTTACGGCTGAAAAAATAGATTAAGCCGCAAATACATAACAAAATAAAAGTGGCTGTTTCACCAATCCAGCCAACCAAAAATCCAATGCCAATCAGAATACAGACAAGAATAAATAAAGGAATCGCAATCGCAACAACGAGAGGCAATAAATAAACTGCTGCTGCAATCATCGCAAAAGTCGCAGTAAAAGCAAAGGCTAGCGAAAAACCAACACCGATAAGCAAAAGGACAAAATAAATTAGCTCCATAATGATTACCTTTTAGCATTGGTAAAAATAGCTTCCGTGACGATAGGGATAAACAAAAGAGATAACGCTGCTTGCCATAAAGAGTCATTAATAAAATTGTAATAGATAAAAGGCGAGGCAAGCATTAAAGGGGTTAATAACGCTTGTACTTTCTCTTTACGTGTTATAGCAAATTCATATTGATCTTTTGTACCTAAAACAATACCGAATAAAAGGCCAAGTGGCACAAAAACGACACAAAAAATGACTATAAGAATCCAGAAGAAAATTAATAAGATGCTAAACATAATTCAATTTCTCCTTAATCGTTTTATTACATTATTGATAGTGATATTAATGATGTCAACCAAAACAGGGTAAAACTATGAGCAATCTCAATTTAAATATTTTGTTGAGTGCAGTAGATAAAATTACTGCACCGTTTAAAAGCGCAGAAAAAGCCAGTCAGAAATTAGCAACTGCACTTAAAGAAAGCAAAGATAGCCTAAAATCATTAGAAAAAGTTCAAGGACAAATTAATGGCTTCCAGCGGCTTAAAGCAAATATTGATAACAGTACAAAAAGTATTCAGAAATACAATGACAAAATTACCGCTTTACAGGGAAAACATGAAAAACTCAAAAGCGGTCGCGATAACTTAATTGTCAGTATTAAAAATAAAAAGCGAGAATTACAACAAATCTTTGATGCACAAAATGCACTAAGTAAAGGTGGGTTAGGCAATAGTAGTGAGTACGTTAAACTTAGCACACAAGCAATGTTTGCCAACCAAGCCATTAATCGACTAGAACAAGAGTTACAAAAACAGAAAAACGCCCTTAGTGCTAGCAAACAAGCCATTAATGCCGAAAAATCCGCATTAAAAGCCAGTCGTCATGAAAAAGCATTGCAATTAGTAGAATTACGTCGTTTACAACAAAAGCTGAAAGAAAGCGGAGTCAATGTTAAGAGATTAGGAACAGAAGAACTCATCACAAAAAACAAAATCAGCCAAGCAACCAAAGAAATCGACAAACAGAAAAAAGCATTAGAACGATTAAATAAAACAAAAGCCGCACAGCAGAAATATCAACAACGAGCAGCAATGTTAAAAAATGGCAGTGAACGTCTTGCTAATTTTGGACAACGCTCAATGGTTATGGGCGGTGCTGTATTAGGTGCTGGAGCTGCCATGCTGAAACCTGCAGTAGAGTTTGAGCAAGCGTTTTCAAAGGTCCAGGCATTAACCAGATTAGACAAAAACAATGCTGAAGATGCAGCAAAAATAAAAGCATTAAGAGATCAAGCAATCAATCTAGGAGCAACCACTGCCTTTACTTCATCACAAGTTGCAGAAGCTCAAGGTTATCTTGCTATGGCGGGTTTTGATACAGAAAAAATCCTCTCATCTATCTCTTCTGTATTAAATGTTTCTATGGCATCAGGGACAGATCTAGCCAGAGTTTCTGATATTATGTCTGATATATCCTCTGGCTTTAAAATACCTGCGAATGAAATGCAACGTGTTGCCGATGTATTAACATATACCTTTACCACTTCTAATACCTCAATAGAAACTCTATATGAAACTATGAAAGAAGGCGGTCCTATTATGTCTGCACTAGGACAATCATTTGAATCTACTGCAGCAATGGTGGGATTAATGGGAAATGTCGGTATAAAAGGATCTTCAGCTGGAACCGCATTAAAAAATATTGGCTTGAATTTAATCGGTAATAAACATCTCAAAAAATTAGGAATTAGGGAAAAGGATAAAAAAGGTAATATGCGGCAATTACCAGAAATTTTAGCAGAAATTAATAAAAAAACCGCCAAAATGGGTAATGCTGCAAGAGCTGAAATTGTAGAAAATATTTTTGGGAAGATTGGGATTGCTGCTGCATTAGAGTTATTAAGCCAATCTGATATAGCACTAAAAGAATATAAAGATAACATAAAGGAAAAAAGCAAAAATACGGGTGAAAAAGTCGCTAAAATTATGTCCGACAATTTAATGGGCGATTTAAAAGGGCTTGATTCCGCTCGTGAAGCATTAGGTATTACTATTTTTGACGGGCAATCGAAAGCACTGCGAGAACTTACACAAACCGCAACGGGTTGGCTAAGAACAGTGAATGAGTGGATCAAAGCAAATCCAGAACTCACCTCGAAAATTATTAGATGGGTTGCTATTTTAGCGAGTGCCACAACAGTAATTGGTGCTGTAAGTATCGCATCGAGTTTTATACTCTACCCAATAGCAAGAATGGGGTTAGGATTTCTGAAAGTTGGCGGAATAGTGCTTTCACTAGGTGGTAAATTCTTAGGATTAATTAGAGCGATTTCTTTATTTGCAATGACGAATCCTATTATTCTTGCTGTTATAGCCATAGTTGCAGCACTTGTGGGTATCGCTTATCTAATCTACAAAAACTGGGAGCCATTATCGAAATGGTTCAAAGAGATCTGGGATCAGGTAAAAGTTAAATTTGATGAAGTGAAAAAATGGTTTTCCGATTTGCCAAGTGATTTTTTAAAGTTTGGCGAGGATATGATTACTTCTTTAAAGAAAGGAATCGAAGATAAATTTACGGCTGTCACTAATTACATTAAAGAAAAAGTCGATTGGATTAAACAAAAACTCGGCTTCTCTACCGAGGCAGAAACAAAGATTAATGAAATTAAAGAAAAAGCAGAGCAAGAATCGCTACAAAAAGCAGTACACCAATTCCATGGTGGTACAAATCTATTAGTAGATGAAGCTATGCGAGGGGTATTAACACAACAAAAAGCCACAGGCGGTTATACTGGTAGCGGCGGCAAATACGATCCAGCGGGTATTGTACATCGTGGCGAGTTTGTATTTAATAAAGAAGCGACTTCCCGCCTCGGCACTGGCTTTTTATCAACACTACACAGAGCAAAAACCGCCAAAGCAGGAATGGTTGCTGCAGGATTAGCTAGTAGTGTGGCTTTTGCTCAACCTGTTAGCGTTGACAATAGACCGCCTATTGCCGTGCAACAACAGCGACAAACACAAGTACAATCTACGCCAATGAATATCTCAATAAATATCAATGTGCAAAACGGCAATCCAGAAGCAATCGCGGCAGCGGTAAGAAAAGAAATTGAGTCTATACAACGACAACAACAAGTAAGAAGTCGCGGTTATTTAGGGGATCGAGATTAAAAAGGGGGATGTCCCTTTTTGTTGTTGTGAAATAAAAAAAATGATAGTATGACAAAAAAATGAACGAGGAGAAGATAGTGATGAACAAAAATGCTATTTTTATTCGAGAAATTATTGATCGAACTCAAACTGTTAAAGGCACTAGAGTCAAAGGCAATAATAAACAAGAAATCAAATCCAATGTTCAATTCATTTTAAAGCAACAACTAAAAAAATGTTAGAACGCAAACATATTAAATTCGTTGAAATCCATGATTTATTTACCGAAATTAGCCTTGCTTTAGGCTTTACCCAACAAGAGATTGACTTACACTCAACAAATTTAGTGGAGTTGATTGCTTTATGGCAGCAACAAAAATTCGTTGAAATTTATGTCGAAAATAAAGATCGTTTATTTGGTCGTGCCAAAGATAGTAGCCTATCTTATGGTGCGTCGCCTTACTATATTGGGCTTTATCACGCAAGGTTGACCTATACCGAAAACGATCCTCTTGTTATACTCACCTTCAATGATGAAGATAATCCAGAGCAAACCACTGTATCAGTACGATTTATGATTAATCACGATACACTATTTGGAACGAAAGAAGAAAAATTCATTCAACAGCGAATGAAAGATATTCGTAAGCGGATTGATAGTTTTATTCAATTGGGCAATCAATCGAAAAAATAATCTCACTTTATAAAACTACATCATAAAGTAAACTGCTTACCTACTATCTTTATCCTTTCAATAATTACTATTGCACTTGCTGAAATTAAACCGTTTAATTAATCAAACCAAAAAGGAAAGTGAACAAACTTTCCTTTTTTTATATCTATTTGTGATAGCCAATCTCACAATCTTATCAACTCGCCTACCCTCTTTATCCTCTCAATAATAGCGGTATGAATATCGCAGACATCATTCGCCGACTTGAAAGTTTGATCAAGATTGGCGTTATCCACGCCGTGGATTATCAACAAGCAAGAGCAAGAGTGCAATCAGGACAAATAATTAGTGACTGGTTGCCATTTTTGACCTTGCGTGCAGGAACAACCGTCACTTGGTCGCCGCCAACCGTCGGCGAACAATGCTTATTGCTTGCGCCGAGTGGCGAACTTAATACAGGCGTGGTTATTACTGGTATCTATTTAAAAAATCAATCACCGAGCAATAGCTCTGATGAACATGTTATCCAATTTGCAGACGGTGCAACCATTATCTACAACCAACAAACGCACGCCTTGATCGCACGAGGGATCAGCACGGCTTTAATCCAAGCGAGCCAATCTATTACCGCCGACACGCCAAACGTGACCTGCACTGGCAATGTACACGTCAAAGGCAATATCACTGTTGACGGTGATGTCGTTGCGTCTGGAATTAGCCTAGTTAAACACATTCACCCAGGTGACAGCGGTGGAGAAACAGGGAAACCGCAATAATGAACAAAAGTAACGGCACACAAATCACCGATGAAATAGCACATATTAAACAGTCTGTTACCGATATTTTAATTACGGCCGTTGGCTCAAGAATTCAACGACGCGAATACGGGAGTTATCTCTATCAACTTATTGATCGTCCGTTAAGTCAAGCGCTAATGCTGCAAATATCTGCGGCTTGCATTATTGCAATAAAGCAATGGGAACCGCGTATCGACATAAAAGCATTTAAAGTCTATCTGCAAGATCAAAAATTTGTAGCAGATCTAAGTGGCGTGCTTAAACGTAATCAACAAAACATCAACTATCAAAAAATAGGCTTAACGCTATGAGTGCATTAATTGATTTATCCAAGATACCCCAGCCTGATTTTGTCGAAGCATTAAATTTTGAAGCGATTTTTGAAGCAAGGAAACAAGCATTTATTGCATTATACGACAAGCAAGAAGACAAAGATTTTTGGTTACAACGATTGCAGTTAGAAAGCGAGCCAATCGTTAAGCTACTACAAGAAAATGCTTATCGAGAATTATTGCTTAGACAACGTATTAATAACGGTGCATTAGCTGTTTCTCTTGCTCACGCAGTTGGAGCAGATCTTGATGCTATCGCCGCTAATTACAATGTAGCACGTTTAGTTATTCAACAAGCAGACAATACTGCAAATCCACCGATCCCTGAAATATTAGAAAGTGATGAAGCATTACGCTATCGCACTCAATTAGCATTTGATTCGATTAGTACTGCTGGCGCAAAGTCAAGCTATGAATATCACGCTTTATCGAGTGATGGACGTGTTGCGGATGTTGATGTTTATTCGCCACAGCCATGTTATGTGACTGTTTCCGTTTTATCGTATAACGGCAACGGAACCGCAGAAGCAGATCTCTTAAATAAAGTACGCGCTGCATTAAATGATGAAAATGTACGTCCTGTTGCCGACCGCGTAACAGTACAATCCGCACAAATTAGAACCTATCAAATCCAAGCAACGTTATACACATATAAAGGTCCAGAAGCCGAACCGATTAAAGCAGAAGCATTAAAAAGAATTAATGAATTTGTTCGTCGCCAATTAAGACTGGGTAAAGATATTAATATCTCTGCAATCCATGCGGCACTACACGTTGAAGGCGTACAACGCGTAGAAGTAACACAACCGACACAAAACATTGTGCTAGCACATAACCAAGCTGGTTACTGTGAATCAATTAATCTAGAGGTCGCAGAATCAGATGACTAAAACACTATTACCCGTTGGCTCAAGTCAGCTAGAACAAAAGGCAGCTCAAATTTGTGCATTGGCTGAACATCTGAATGTTGACTATTCAATTTTGTGGAACGCAGACAAATGCCCAGAACCGTTACTCCCTTTCTTAGCGTGGGCATTGTCTGTCGATTATTGGGAAGAAAATTGGAATCAAGAAAAGAAACGCGAAGTAATTCGTAACGCATTCAGAACGCATAAATACAAAGGAACAATTTCAGCAATCAAGCGTGCGATTGAGCCATTCGGTTATGTCACCGATTTGACCGAATGGTTTGAAGAAACCCCCTCGGCACAAGCGGGAACATTTAGATTATCGATTGAAGTGCCTGCATCAGGATTAACAGAAAAGCTAAATAAAGAATTACTACGCTTAATTGATAACACAAAACCCGTATCACGCACGCTACGCCAGCTCATTATTACATTAACAAACATCTGCGATACAAACACAGCAAGCACTATCACGACTGGCACAATTACCACTATTTATCCTAAGGACTAATTATGGCAAAACAATATTACTCTATTTTAACTGCACAAGGTGAATTAGATGTTGCACGAGCAGTTGCTGATTTAGATACAGTTAAAATTAAAAAAATCGCACTCGGCGATGGTAATGGCGCAATCGTTGTACCAGTTCGCACGCAAACAACACTAATACACGAAGTTTATCGCAACACTGTTACTGCAGTGTATGCCGATAGAAATAATAATCAAAATGTTGTCGTTGAACTCAATATTCCCCCTGAAATCGGCGGTTTTTATATTCGTGAAATTGGTGTTTATAACGAACAGGATCAGCTAATTGCGGTCGGTAATTATCCAGAAACTTTTAAACCAATGCTTTCAAGCGGTAGTGGTCAATCCTTATTAATCCGTATTATCTTAAGAGTTCAAGCTACAGATAACATTGAATTAACAATCGACAACTCAACCATTTATTCTACTCGACTAGAACTAACACCAAAAACAATTACCGGTAATACTGGAAATGTCATTGAAGGTGATGGGCATACCCACGAGATTGATAAAGCCTCAACCACAACCTACGGAATTACCAAATTAACCAATGATGTTGACAATTCATCGCCCGAACTTGCTGCTTCAGCAATCGCAGTTAAAACTGCGTATGACAAAGCTATTGAAGTCGAATCACAAGTCACAGCAGCGAAAACAACCGCTAATCAAGCAGCATCACAAGCAACAGCAGCGCAAAAAACCGCTAATCAAGCAGTATCACAAGCAACAGCAGCACAAACAACAGCTAATCAAGCGGCATTACAAGCCACAGCAGCACAAACAACCGCTAATCAAGCGGTATCACAAGCCACAGCAGCGCAAACAACCGCTAATCAAGCAGCATCAAAAGCAACAGCAGCAGGAAAAAAAGGGTTGCCAGTGGGAGCGATTGTTGGTTTTCCTAAAGAAATTACTCAATCAGTGGGATTCTTAAAGTGTGACGGCAGTACATTTAATCAAGCGACATATCCCGACCTATATCGGACGTTAGGCAATAAAAATAAATTACCTGATTTACGCCATAATGATATTGGACAATTAGCCTATTTTGCGACAGATACTATTCCTGAAGGTTGGATTGCGTTTGATAGTATTCGCACAACCGTAACACAACAACATTATCCAGAGTTATATGCTCTATTAGTTGCAAAATATGGTGCTATTAATAATGTGCCGCTAGTTGAAGATAGATTTATTCGAAATGCGGGAAATGGCTTAACAGTCGGGCAAACGCAAGAGGATGCATTTAAAAAGCATAAGCACAGATTCCCAAATGGCAGCCGAATAGGTGATGATAACTTCAGATTTGATTTTACGTACGAAGGTGCAATGAGTTCTCCTGATTACCGTACCGATGGGCGGGGACCAATTAATGTATTAAGAAATTACGGGTCAAATGAAATAAATAATAATTTTGCCTATTTTTATGGGGAGCATACTTCGGAGGGTGGAGATGAAACACGCCCGAAATCTATCGTATTTAAACTTTGTATTAAAGCAACGGGGAGCAGTAATACTGTCAATTACTGGATTAAGGCTTATGGCGAAGTTATCAATGCCGGACAATTAGATGCAGCAACATTAGCACAGGCTTTACATAATAAAGCAGACTTCATTCACGAACATACTGCAGAACAAATTACTGATTTTGAGCAGAGAGTCTTACATTATATCAGTCAAAGCTTTACTCAAACATTTACTGAATCAGGTTGGTGCAAATTGCCGAACGGACTCATTATACAGTGGGGGAAATTTAAGGCAGGGTGGGATTATACAACACAACGACGTGTGAGCTTTCCGATTACATTTCCACACAGCGTTTTCTTTATAGGTCTAACCGAATTTACAAATGTTTGGAGTTATGCAAGCACAGTACAAAGTCGTGAAAAAATGGATAGAAGCGGATTTGATGTAGTAAGTCAGCGTAATGATACGATGTTTTTTGCAGTAGGTTACTAAAAAAGGAGCAATACGATGTACTATTTTGACAGTAAAACATTCAATTTTTATCCGATTTCACTTGCAACAAATTATCGCGAGCTTGATATTTCACAAATGAAAGTCGTTGATGAAGATACTTTTCAACGAATTGTTAACGGCAACGGACAACGTGCAGCTGATGCAGACGGTAACCCGATTTTAATTCCATACTCTCCAAGCAAATATCACACATGGAACGGAACAGAATGGGTTATTAGTGAAGAAAAACAAGCACAATTACTCACAGAAAAGCGTCAAGAACTTATTAATAATATTGATGATATTGCATCAACTATAAGTGATAAATGGACTCGCTTTATTAATGAATATGAAGAAAGAGAAAAAGCGGCTAAAGCATTTTCTGCAGCTAATTATGAAGGTGAAGCGAGTATCTGGATTACTGCTTTTTCTCAAGCAGCAGAGCTAGATAGTAAGACAGCTACGCAACTGATTCTAAAACAAGCTGAACAGTTAAGAACTCTACAAGCGCAACTGGGGGCGTTAAGAATGCGTAAATATGAGCTTAAACAAGCTGATTTAACATTAGAACAAATGCAGGCAATTTATACTGATATTACATCGAAAATGACTTCTTTAGCAGAAACACAACAATAACGACTACCGTTATAACTTTTTCAGCGAGATACTCACTATCTCGCTTTTTTATCGGTTCATTGTGATATTTGATTTAACAATTTGATTAATTGGCATATAGCATCATCAACGATCAAAATAATCATATCATTGTTAAACAAACCAGAGGCAACTATGACCGAAGAATATCTACACGGTGTCCGCGTCAATGAAATTACAGAGGGTATCCGCTCAATTCAAATGGTATCAACAGCCATTATTGGGCTAGTCGCTACTGCATCAGATGCTGACGAAGATACTTTTCCGCTAAATAAAGCTGTATTACTCACCAACCCACAAGCCTATATTGCCAAAGCTGGCACAAAAGGCACGCTAGCAAGATCATTAGATGGCATTGCTGATATTGTTAACTGTAAAGTGATTGTTGTGCGTGTGCCAGAATCGACACACGATGAATCAACAGAAGCAGAAGAGTACAAATCAGAAATGAACGCGAATATTATCGGCACAACTGACGCAACGGGAAATTATACGGGTATGAAAGCCTTACTCACTGCATCAGTTAAATACGGAATTAAGCCGCGTATTTTATGCGTACCGAAGCACGATACAAAAGAAGTTGCTGTCGAGTTAGCTGCATTGGCAGCGAAAATGAACGCATTTGCTTATCTCTCTTGTTATGGCTGTAACACAAAAGAAGAGGTTATCACGTATCGCAAAAACTTCGCACAGCGTGAAGTGATGTTAATTTTTGGTGATTTTATTTCTTTTAATCCAATTACGTTGAAAAACGAAGTCGATTATGCGGTCGTGCGAGCAGCGGCAGTGCGTGCTTATTTAGACAAAGAACAAGGTTGGCATACATCAATTTCCAATAAAGCGATTAACGGCGTGTCTGGCGTTACAAAAGAAATTTACTTTGATATTAACGACAGCTCAACAGACGTTAATTTTCTAAACGAAAAAGGCATTACCTGTTGCATTAACTACAATGGTTTCCGCTTTTGGGGCTTACGCACTTGTTCAGACGAGCCGAAATTCAAGTTTGAGGTTTATACCAGAACTGCACAAGTACTGAAAGATACGATTGCACAATCATTTGACTGGGCAATGGATAAGGATATGTCAGTAACACTCGTTAAAGATATTATCGAGGGAATCAATGCTAAATGGCGTGACCTAACAAATAAAGGAATGTTAATGGGCGGTCAAGCGTGGATTACAGCAGATCTAAATTCGAAAGAAAATCTTGCGGACGGTAAGTTAATTATTGATTATGACTATACACCTGTACCGCCACTAGAACAGTTGCAATTTAATCAACGCTTTACCGATTCTTATCTTGTTGATTTTGTTAGTCGAGTAAATTCATAAGGAGAGTAACAAATGGCAATGCCGAGAAAACTAAAATATATGAATATGTTTATTGATGGTAATAACTATCGAGGACAAGTTACCGAAGTTACGCAACCTAAACTGGCAATTAAATCTGAAGAATATCGTTCTGGCGGAATGATTGGTGCAGTTGACGTTGACCTTGGCTTAGAAAAGCTAGAAGCAGAAATCAAGATGGGCGGTTATATGATCGAGTTATTCCGCCAATTTGGTAAAAATATTTCAGACGTGCAATTACGTTTTACTGGCGCATATCAGCAGGATGATAGCGGCGAGGTAACGCCGATTGAAATTGTAATGCGCGGTCGTTTTACTGAAATCGACCCCGGAAATAGCAAGGTTGGCGATGATACGGAACAAACCTTTAAAGCATCATTAACTTATTACAAGCTCATTGAAAATAGTCGTGATGTCGTTGAAATCGATATGCTGAATATGATCTATATCGTCGATGGCGACGATAAGTTAGCAGATCACCGCGCAGCAATCGGAATCTAATTTTTACACCACCCTACGCCCCGCAAAGGGGCCTTTCTCAATTACAACTTAAGGATTAAAAAATGACTAAAGTAAAAACAGATAATCAAAAAACAGTAACTTTAACAACAAAAATTAAACGTGGCGAAAACACAATTACAGACATTGTGATTAATAAGCCGAACGTATTTGCACTAAAAGGATTGAAATTAGTTGATGTGTTAAATGTTGATGTTGACGCAATTACGAAGTTATTACCTCGCGTTACCTCACCAGCGTTAACAGAAATGGAAATTAAATCGCTTGATATTGTTGATTTTACAGAATTAGCGACAAGCGTTATCACTTTTTTTATCAAGCCGGATCAACTCGAAACGGCGTGATTTTAGTGCCAAAAACCGTTGATGACGCGATTGCCGATATTGCAACGGTCTTTCATTGGCAGCCATCAACATTTAACGATATGTACCTAGATGAATTAATGTCATGGCGTGAAAAAGCAATCGAACGTAGTCAATCAGAATAGAAAAATAATTATTTTATTTATCTAGCAAATAATTCATTAAATGGGAATCATTATGCAGCAGAATAATATCTATATCGCTTTTTACAAAGGGCAAAAAACGGGAAAATCCTTATCCGCTATCTGGGCGAGGTTTTGCGATTGGTTAACGCGTAAAACAACGAAGGGTAAGTATTCGCACTGCGAAATTGTTTGTCGCACAAAAGAGGGCGATTATCATTGCTTCTCTGCTTCGGTGCGTGACGGCGGTGTGCGTTATAAGCGAATGTCGCTAGATTTGGATAAATGGGATTTTGTGCCGATTGATTTAGATAAACGTTATTTAGATTATTTTTACAATGGAGTGAAAGGGCAAGATTATGATTGGCTTGGTGCGATTGGCGTTGTCTTGAAATGGCGACAATCTGCTAATAAATGGTTTTGTTCAGAATTTTGTGCTGCAGCACTAGGATTTAATCAAAGCTGGCGATTCTCCCCTAATGATCTCTATATTGTTTGCAAAAGAATGGCGGAAGATTTATAGCAATGTTTCAGAATTTCGCACTTGCTTCACTTGGATTGTTCGTGTTTATGCAGCGAACAATCCCCTTCCAAAGTTTAAGCCGTGAATCATCTTGGCGACACTCAACAAATAGCGTTATTGGCTTAATGCCGAAAACTCAATTTATTGGCAAAGAAAGCGAAACTATCACAATTAGCGGGCGTTTAGCGCCCGAAGTTACGGGCGGTCGAGTAAGTATTAAATTATTAGAATTAATGGCTGATTTAGGTGATGCCTATCCGCTAATTGATGGCGCGACATTTGAATTAATTGGTTATTTTGTGATTGAAAAAATTAGTGAAGAACGGACAGAGTTATTCGGGGATGGCGCACCGCGTTTAATTGATTTTAGTATGACATTAAAGCGTACAGATGATCCACTGTCTGTTAAGCTCGTGCAAAAAGTAATGGATTACTTATGATTGATATTATCAGTGATCTTTTTAATAGCAATCATCGCAAACCCATTTTCAAAGTTGTTGTTGCGTCAAAAGATGATAAAACACAAAAAGATATTACGCATATTGTTAGCGAGCGATTAATCTCGCTCACGCTTACCGATAACCGTGGCTTTGAGGCTGATCAACTTGATATTACATTAAGCGATCACGATAGTGAGCTAGTATTACCCAGCCGTGGTGCGACCATTAATTTAGCGATTGGCTTCAAAGATACTGGCTTAGTCGATAAAGGTAGTTATAAAGTTGACGAGATTGAGTTTAGCGGTCCACCTGACACGCTCGTTTTGCGAGCTAGATCTGCAGACTTATTCGGATCACTCACCACTAAACAAGAACGCTCATTTCACAAAGTGAAAATTAAAGATTTAGTGGCACAACTTGCCACGGAGAACAAGCTAAAACCGCTTTGCGATAAGGAACTTGGCGAGCAAACTATCGAACACTTAGATCAGCAAAATGAAAGTACGATTAATTTACTCACGCGACTTGCGAAAGAATATGACGCTATCGCCACGGTGAAAAACGGTTATCTAATGTTCTTTTACGCTGGCGAAATGAAAACCGCTAACGGTAAGCCGTTGCCCTCAATCTTGATTACAAAACAATCAGGCGATAGTTATCGTTTTAATATTGCCGAGGGGGATAATTATAGTGCAGTGCGTGCTTATTACTATGATCCAGATAACGGCAAAAAAGGCGATGTTGTTATTGATGCAAATTCAGAAATACAGCGAAAAAATGCTATAACAAAAACAGGTAAAGTCAGTAAAAATAAAAAAAATGTATTAGTTCAACATCAGCCAGTAGAAACGGACGCCAATCAAATGAAAACAGTACGTCATGTTTATAAAACAGAAGCAGCGGCAATTACTGGAGCAAAAGCCGCATATGATAAAATGAAGCGAGGCGTTGCTAGTTTTTCGCTAACGCTTGCTTACGGCAGACCTGAATTAATCCCAGAAATGCCAGCCGTTTTGGCTGGCTTTAAGGGACAAATTGATAGTAGTAAATGGATTGTTACTCAAGTTACACATAATTTAAACGATAGCGGTTATACAAGTAATGTGGAGTTTGAGTTAAATCCAAAAAATGATTAATGTATCAATGCTGAATAAGCATAAACAAAAAGAGAGCTAAATGCTCTCTTTTTTGTTATCTATTATCTACAAATACTCTCACACGGTACGCCGTCTTTATCACGATCTAAACGCCCTACTCCGCACTGGTTAAGGTAAAATTTCGCTTCTTCACACGACTAATTTCTTTGTAATAATGTTTAAATTTTGCTGTTTGCCATTTGATTTTATCACCACAATAATATTTTTGGCGTAGCTCTGTTATTTTTATGTTCAAAACGAAGTAAATTATCTTCCTTAATCCAATAATATTTCAAATGTATAAAAAGGGTTCCCACTTATGCCTGATTCATCAAAAAATAAATACCAAGTATTTTTGCAGAAATATTTATTTGATATTCCCAAACGTTATAACTAGCCCCAATATATCCAATATAAGAAACAGTTCAAAGAATGCTACTGTCAATGTTAAATATATATATATATAGTGTAAACTTAAATATTTTTTGAAGTAATACCCTTTTTCTATCCTTTTCCAGAATGAATCTTTTTCACATTCGGTCACTAGAAAATCAATTTCTTGATGAGGTTCAGCATCTTTTAATATATTCCCATATAACTCTAAGAACTCTCTAATTTTTTTGTATTTATCTTTATCATCTTTATTATCTAATAATTCTTCTTCTAATATTCTTAGCTTTTTACTTAGGCTTCTTAGATTAGAGCCGCATGCTCTTAAATTATTAATCTTTACATCATAAGATGAATTAGATATTTGTATAGAAAAGACTAATATAACAATCGCTAAAAATATTTGAGATATATCAATTATAGTTTTATATAAATGATTTTGTGTTGGAAAAGCTAAAAACCAAATAGGAATAAAAATTAGCCCTAAAGATGTCATTATGATTATCGCAAATGATATATTCTTAAATTTTTCTAACCTGCTTGCAGCATTATTTTTACAATTCGCAGTAACTCTTACTGAATATTTAAACTGTTCTAATGCCGATCTATCTTTTTTTTCCATAATTAACACTCTATTTTCTAATAATTTACTTATTCTGACTGGCAAGTAATTCTAATTATGTTAGTAACTAATCTAATTTAGTCTAAAAGATTCTTACTCAAGATCCTATCCTTTTTCGTCTAATTTCATTAACGACAAATACTCTCACACGGTACGCCGTCTTTATCGCGATCTAAACGCCCAACGCCGCACTGATTAAGGTAAAACTTCGCTTCTTCACATGATCGCATTTCTTTGCAATAACGTTTAACATCACAACTATATTTTATATAATAAGAAAAATAGTTCTATTATAATAATAGCTAATATTAAAATTCCAATAAAATAAGGATTTAATCGTATTTTATCAATAAGCTTACCAATACATAAGCGTAATTTTTCAGAAACATTAAGCTCTTCCCAATAACAGGAAAAAATTAGATTAAATACTATATAAAACACTAAATTTATTTCAAACCTAAATATAAATCCAGTAGAAATGCGATAAATAATTGCTACACTAATCAATAATATAACAATTTGCAAAATTAAATGCACCTTCTCTCTTTTTAAAGATTTAATCAATTCAACAATCACAGCTACCAAAATACCTAGAATACTAGCTACTATGTGAGTTATTACACCCTCATCGTAAGGTATTAAACCTATATATATAACAAATTTCAATATAGAAAATATAGTAAAACTAAAGAAAACAATAACTATAAAATCTGTCCTATCCAAAATGGAATCCCATATCTTTTTTCTCATAAATCACCATTACTCAAATAAATCATATATCTACCTACAAATACTCTCACACGGTACGCCGTCTTTATCGCGATCTAAACGCCCTACTCCGCATTGGTTAAGGTAAAACTTCGCTTCTTCACATGATCGCATTTCTTTGCAATAACGTTTGCCGTCGTCGCAGCTATATTCTTGTTTTGCGGCTAATGCAGATTGCGTTAATAATAATACACTGATAATAAGAAGTAATTTTTTCATATTTTCACCTGCCTTTTATTCTTTACCTACCCAGTTCATTAAAAGCATTGACATTCCTACTAAATCATTCACTTTAGTTGTTGACATTGCCTTAGTTGCTTTTTTACCCTCGCAAGCTGCTGTATCTAAAGCTGTCACAATTTCACCAGCCATAAACTTAATACCGTCCATTTTATTCTCTTGGATAGCTTGTATTATTTCAGGCTTAAAAAGCTTATCAATATAACCTTTAGAAACAAAATCCCCAGCAGTAGCTAACTTATTTTTATCACTAGCTTTACACCATTCTTTCATAGTAGATTGATGTAATGTTCCTTTTTCCTCGTACCACTCTTTAGCTTGTAAATTGGTAATATTGGCAGACAAAACTAATAGACTACTGATAATTAAAACTAACTTTTTCATTTTAAAGCTCCTTTGCATTAATGGGTAAAACTCGAATAAATTTTCCGACAATTTTCGCGGTATTAAACAACTCATCAGATATATCAAATTCTGGATAAAGTTTATTGTCGGAAATCGCTTTATAAACATTGGTAGGTAATCGCATTAAACGCTTAATATATAAATCACCATTAAGCGAAAAAATATAAATTCCTTCAGTGTCATAATAATCAATTTTGGTATCTACAAAGACTAAATCACCTTTATTAATGGTTGGTGCCATGCTGTCAGTTGGCACCGTAATTAGATAAACATTGTCAGTAGATTTTTTGCCAACAATTTCAATCAAACCTTGTTTCGAAAAATAAATTGACTGAATAATATCTGGATAATCTTGATTAGTAATGCCATTGATTGCTGCTGCAGCTTGTACGTCTAGGCGGTCAATTTGGTAGGTATGCTCTTCATCTTCGTTATTACTAACCAATGATGTAATAGGCGAGATCGCTGTTGTTATTTCTCGACTTCCTTCGCCTGTTTTTAACCAGTGAGGGTTAACATTTAGTGCATTGGCTATTTCTACTATGTTCTTAGGATCTCTGGTCTCCCCTTTTACAATTTTCGCAATCGCAGGTTGACTAACATTAATCATTTTGGCAAGCGCATACATAGATATACCTTGTCTATTTAGCTCTTTTTCTAAACGTTCTGCCAAACTTTGCATAAATAATCTCCTCTATTTTTTGAATTATATAACTAAAGTTTCATTCTACAAGTCAAAAAAAAGTTGACTATATAAAACCTTAGTTTTATATTATATGAAACTTTAGTTAATCTTTAGGTGTGAGATATGAAACTTAATATCGAAAAGGCAGTGTTTATTTGTGGAAGTAAAACAAAACTAGCTGAAATTTGTGGTGTTACATCACAAGCTGTTAGCAAATGGACTGCAGGAAAAGCAAAAATCTCTATTGAATATATTCCAGGAATTATCCAAGCAACTAACGGCGAAGTAACCGCAAGAGATCTCCGTCCTGATGTTGATTGGGACACAATTAAATCAAGTTTATAAAGGAAAGGTGGCGTAAATGGCAAAAATTAGAAAACGCCCTACAAGTAAGGCGTTAAACACGAAAGTCAATTTTTCTCGGTCAGTTGACAATGTATTTGTTGTAAATCGGTTATCAGTGTATTTAGGTAATCCCTGCCAGTGTCGTCATCAGGTGAGAGCTGCTGTTTTAACTGTTGATAATCTTCAATCTGCTTTAGATAAAATTGTGAAAGAGGCTCTAGATCGACCGACGGCGGCAAGAGCGAGATTAAAAGATGAGTATTAAGTGATAGTTGTTCTAGTTGGTGAGAAATAATGGTGGCAAATAAATTTTGGCGATCAATGCGTTTTTGTATTTGCTGTTCTAACTTTTCTAACCGAGCTTCTAAATTTTTAGTATCCATAAATTTTTCCTAGTTAGATAGATTGGGGAATACAGTTTAACAAAATTTAAGGTGGTGTATATGTGTAATCAATGCAAAAAACAGAAACAAAAGCAAAGCCCAACAGATAATCACGTTGGGCTGGTAAGCGGAAAATTTACTGTGCGTTGTAATCAAGATGGACAGTATCGTTTAGATTTTAGCTTATTTGATTATGGCTTTACTTGTCGAGAAAAGATTCAAGCTCGTCAAATAATGCTTCAAACTCTTCTGCTTGATCTTCTTCAAGCTCAAAGTTCTCTAAGTGCTGGTAGCGTACGTGTTCATAAAGCTGCTCGAGTAGGGAGCGTTGATTTGAAGTTAAAAGCGGTTTTAAGAGATCAAGAATAGTGCTTTGGGCTTTGAGTTGGTTCGCTTGTTCTTCATTTTTGACGGTCAGCTCAATAATTTCATTTTCATCATTGCTCATAGATGTTTCCCTTATGAAGTTAAATGGCAATTTAGCATAGCATAAAGTTTTATAAGGGAAAATAAACCAGTTAAGGATAAAAATGAGAAATCGTAACAACCGTGTAAGCATAGCGTACCTGGCAACATTCGTTTCTTTTATAGCATTTGTGTTAATACAAATGATTTTAGCATAACGGTAAAAAGGTGGTGTAAATGTGTAATCAACAAAACAAACTTTCTGACTGGTTAGCTCATTCTATGAGTGAGAATGATTTAAACGTAGCAGAAAGTATTTTTAAGGCGATTGATAAGTTTGGTCTTGAGGGAGCTAAAGCAGAAGTTGCCTTTGAACGTGCAAGACGCAATTTGTGGTTAGCTTATCAGCGTAAAGCGGAGTTATGCACGAATAAAGAAGAATAACTTTTGATATGTCCTCTATCGCCAACTAAATCGGTATAACCGTAATCACCAATAAAATTATGAAAAGAGGTAAGTTCATTTAAACCCTCTTCACATAAGATTTCTCGGTAGATTACACCATTATGCATAATGCCGATTTTATAAAAATTATTACCCCAATAAACTTCTTGTTTATCAATAAAGGCAGTAATTTCGGTATCAACAGGCGGTAGTTCAAAAGTAGCTAAATTAACTAAATATTTAGATTTCATAAACAATTCTCGTTAAGGTCAACAAGGATTAAGTTTAACAAAATTTAAGGTGGTGTAAATGTGTAATCAAACTCAAATAAGAGGGCGTGCTGTTTCAGGCATATTTCAATTAGTAAAAGGTGAGAACGGGAAATATCGCTTAAGCATCACCTTATCTGATTTTTCAGAATTAGCATTAGATAAATCTACAAAAGCGTTTCAAGCAAATCTTGCAGTGCTAGAAGATTTTGCGACGCTTGTTCATCAAGAGCCGTATCTAATCGATAACGTTCATTTGCATATTCGGAAAGTTCCATCAGGTGCTGTTTCTGCTGGTCGGTCATTGTATCTTTCAACATCTCAACAACAGAACGGATAGTTTAATAATAATAGGTGGTATAAATGAAATCTTTAAATTCTACCCCTTATTCTTCTGACGATAATAAGGATTCATTAAATCAACAGGACGGTAATTATCTAAAGGTATATCCGCTTCTAACATTGGATCGATTGAAATTGCAAGCTGAACGAGTTGCTCGGCTTGTTTATGTTTCCCTTGATCATGTAGCTTACGAAGCTGCTCACGCAGAAACCAAGCCATATCCGCAGGCTGAAACCAATTATTTAAACCTAATTCGTAAAATTGGCGAAGCATTTTATCAGTTAGATGATGGTGTTCAGATTGTTGAAGTGATAAAAGCAATGCCTGATAAAAATAGAGCAAGACCGATTTATCAAAATGTTTCTTTTTTGGAAGTGTTGTGTTTACTACGGTCGTTTGGGTTACCGCTTGATGGCGAGATAAGTTTTTATCGTCATTTTGCATTTTTTGCTCCTACGTTAGATGCGTTAGCTGAAAAAAGCGAAAGATTATTAGGCGAGCTGTTGACATTATTAGTACTAGTTAAGCTTGCACAACATTATCAAGATTTTAATCCAGATGACAATGAGAAATTTTCTGCATTCATCAAAGCGTCATTTTCTCAATGGGTTAATGGGATTGTTGATGAACTTATTAAACAAGGTGGTAAATAATGGCAAATATCGATCATCGTTGCACAAACTGCGGGAGTGCAAATTTAAGAGTAAGAACATCAGAGAAAGTCGGGTTGTTGGTTATTGGCACCACGCTATATTGCAATAGTTGTGGCACTAGGTTGGAAGTAAAAAGTCAGATTACTAAAGTATCAACGCCAACTTATCACGAACGACCAGAAGCATTGCGAGCAAATAAGCCGTTGTTGCAGATGGACAATAAAACGTTAGATATGTTCGAAGCAGAACAACAGTCGTAATTCTTTTTTAATTAAAACACTGTGCAAATTATAGCCTTTTTCGCAAAGGGCGAGTTTTTTGCACCCTAAATTCGAGGATTTGAACAATGATTAAACAACCTTATCGCTACAAAGTCGTTAGACAGCAGAAAAAACGAACAAACTTTTTTGCATTAGAACAGCGTGTTACAGCGTTGGAGCGAATTGTCGCACAACAGCAAAGAATGAACGATTACTTAACAAGCCGTAATGAGATTATCAATTTGGCAAACGAAAGCTTGTTAGATCGGGTTGAAGCGTTAGAAGCATTGCACTACAAGCCAACGTTTTTGAGTTGGTTATTTGGGAAATTAGGTAAGTAAGGGGTTGGCTATGACTGCTGCGAATTTAGCAAAAGATGAATTTTTTAAATCATTTCATCGACTTTATAGCGAGTCAGAATTTGCAGCGGAGCGACTTTTTGAACAGTTAACGTTAATGCAAAAAACGGCGGTAGCGAGAGCGGCTAGCGTTGAGTTTAAGCCGCATTTGCGTGATTACGACATAGAAGATAGGCGAAAAATTGGTAACGCTATTCGGCAAATTAAGGCGATTGCAAGCGCATTTAATTTACCTGTTAGCGTAAATGATTTTTTAAAAGTGGATTCAGAGGTGGTGTATGAAGATTAAACAAAAATTAAATATTAACCGCGAAATAGTGGACGGTTCAATTTATTACTTTACGGAGAATTGCTTAGGTTATTTGGGATTATGTAAGTATAAACCTCGTGCTGAACGAGTGAGGTTATTAGCTAAGGCAGGACGTCAACGGAAAGCCGCAGCGGAGTTTATGCAGTTGCGAGCAAGAATCAATAAAACCTTAGCGGCAACTTATATCACTTTACACTAGGAGTAACACATGAATGAACGTATCTTTTTCGATTTGGGCGAGCGTTTTTGCGTACAACGTGCGGAAAACGGTCAAGGTTTTTGTAAGACATCATATGCGTTTGATGTGGAACATGGGGTTTGGAAACCAGATGAAATCACAGAATACCCTAATTTTGAAGACTTATTGCTAGCGATTTTTAAGGAGCAATTTGCTAAGACTGATCGCTCCCCTGTTGCGATATTTGATGCCGCAAATACGGTTATTGGGCAGATGAAAGAAGAAGTAATTCGAGTAAGGGATTTGTAATGCAATACGCCACAGTTAGACAGGCATCTGATTATATTAAGACAGATCGTGTTGCACCAATGGGTTTAACCCCAGTGCAATACGAGCTGTTTAATTGTGGCGATGATGACATTTTTAAATTCGGGTATGCCAAATTAAAAGGATTACCTGATTTTTTAAGTAAGTATTTTGTTAAGCGTTATTTAAAAACATTTCGGAAGTCGGGGCGTTTTACGGCTAATACTTGGTTACGCACAACATTAGACAATGGCGTGCTTGAGCGTGTTGAGAATGTCTTACAACGTCACCCGATCATCGAAACGGTTAAAGTTTCGGAAAGCAATATACAGACGATTGATGAAGACGGAAAGCGAATCAATACGACAAAAACTATCGCATTACACGAGTTTTCTCGCCATCAGGTTGTTGAATTTGCAAAAAAAATCGCTGATGAAATGTTTATTATTCAGCAGGATTTTTTAGACGAAAACTTACACTCCTGCAAAACAAAAGAAGCTATCGATAAAAAAGTCAAAAGCCTGTACTACAAACTTGGTCGCTTAACCGAGTTAAAAGGGATTACACCGCAATTTTGGGATAAATATCACAAAGGGTTAATCACATCTGAACAAATCGGCATCAGTATCATGAAGATGTGTGATGAAGATTGGTGGACGCGGAAACTTTGGCAAAAACGTTCTTATTTGCGTGAGCATTTAGCGATTGCGGTCGGTCAGGTGCAAGCAGCGGCGAGTCCTTATGCTAGCCGTGAAGCGATTGCTGAATGGCGGACACAAAAGAAGAAGAATAGCCAATTCTTGAAAACTATGCAGCTTATCAATGAAGAGGACGAAGAAGAGCAACTCGGACTTGATGAGATGTTTTATAAAACCGTTTCTAATCCTGCGATTCGCCGTTGTGAGTTGATGAACAGAATGCGTGGCTTTGAAGAGTTAGCAAAGCTCTATGGCTATGTTGGTGAGTTTTATACCTTGACTGCTCCCTCCTCTTATCACGCTATCAGCTCTAAAGGCGGCTTCGTTAAAAAATGGAACTTTAGTAATCCACGCGATACGCAAGATTATTTATGCCGCGTTTTTGCCCGTGTGCGTGCTGCATTAAAAAGACGCAACATAAATATTTTTGGTTTTCGTGTTGTTGAGCCACACCACGACGGCACACCGCATTGGCATATGTTGTTCTTTATGGAGCAAAAGCATGTGGAAACCGTACGTGCCATTTTTGCGAAATATGCGCTTGAGGAAGATGGTAATGAGGCTGGGGCAAATGAACATCGTTTTACCGCAAAAGCGATTGATTGGGAAAAAGGATCGGCGACTGGCTACATTGCGAAATACATCGCTAAAAATATTGATGGTTATGCTTGCGATGATGATGTGGACGATGAAACAGGCGAGAAATTAAAAGACGGGGTAAAGAATGTTTGTGCATGGGCGTCAAAGTGGCGGATTCGTCAATTCCAGCAAATTGGCGGTGCGCCTGTAACGGTGTTTCGTGAGTTACGTCGTAAGCATGGGCGGTTAGTGGGCGATCAACAAATCGATGCGTTAATTCAGGCAGCAGATGACGGCGACTGGACAAAATACACTGAATTACAAGGTGGTGCGTTTGTCAGTCGTAAAGATTTAGTTGCTCGCACGGTTTATGAAGATAGAAAACCGAATAAGTACGGCGAAATTAGTAAAAAAATTATCGGCATTTTTAATCAACTTAAACCGATTTTTGAGTTGATTGGTACGCGGTTGAAAAAGTGGAAACTGGTTAAGAAGTCGGTTTTAGCTTCACAGCAGGGATTAGTAAATCATTCGGCGCATAGCGCCGCTTGGAGTTCTGTCAATAACTGTACGGATCAAAAAATAGACAATGTTGGAGAGGAGATTAACACAGACGAAAAAATAGACAAAGAACAGCAGGTACAGGCGTTAATAAGCAGGAAAATTGATTGGTTATTACGCAAGAAAATTCGGTTAACTGATGAAATGTATAACGAATTGGTGCGAACTGGTTCGGTGAGAGTGAAAGATGGTCGTTATTTGTCAGTAGATTATGGCGAATTGCGGTTGAGTTATCAACGAAGAAGTGAGGTGAAATTAAATGGATAGACAAATTATTCAAATTTGTTCAGGTGTACATAGTGATTGTACTAATGAATATATGGATTCGAGTGTATTTGCACTATGTAACGATGGATCGGTATGGAACCTATGGCGGGGTAGAAAATGGAGGTTGTTACCTGAAATACCACAAGGTAAATCGAGTTATAAAGCATATCTAGATGAATGTATAAATGATTTAAGGGTAAAAGATAGGGTTGGAATTTTATTAGAAGATGAAAAAGAAGAATTATTAGAACTATTAGAACAACGTAAAAAGTATGAATTCTTTATAAGATAATGAGGTAATAAACAGTGGCAGGTATAAATAAAGTAATTATTGTCGGCAATATCGGTAACATTGACGTGAAGATTTTTCAAAACGGGTCGATTGCAAATTTAAGCGTAGCAACATCAGAAAACTGGGTAGATAAAGAAACGCAACAAAAGAAAGAACGCACGGAATGGCATCGAGTAATTTTTTATGGGCGACTAGCGGAGATTGTGCAGCAATATTTGCAGCGTGGTGCGAAAATTTATGTTGAGGGGAAATTACGCACTCGCAGCTATGAAAGCCAAGGCGTTACCCACTATATCACAGAGATTATTGGCGAACAGTTGCAGATGTTAAGTAGTAAGGGGCAAACAGCAGCAACAACCGATAAACAAGCAGCAACTAACATACCAACCGATGATTGTCCGCCGTTTCCAGTTTAACGTGAGGTGATTATGGAACAAATTACAAACCAAGCACTATTAGAAAAACTGCAGGCAGTAGAAGCGTTATTACTGCAGCAAAAAGAACCTCTAACAGAAGATAGTAAAGAGCTTTGGACAGTGGCAGATATTGCGGCTTATTTTAAGTTAAGCGAGCGTCATATTCGTGGCGCTGTAATTGCTGATCCGTATTTTCCGCAACCCGTTCAAGTTCCTTCACAGCGTGACATTAGAAAGAAAAGCTCAAGTTTACGTTGGATTGCAGGCGATGTTGTGCGATATGCAGAGAGGAAAAAGGCGAGGAGAGTTTAAATGGATAAATTAATAGAATATCAACATTTATTAACTGTTAATAAGCCATTTATTATTGATAATTTAAAAGAGAAAGATTACTGGGCCACACCAAAAGAGGTAGTAGAAAATATTCAACGATTAACTGGGCTTAACTTTAATCTTGATGCTTGTGCAAATAAGCAAAATACAAAATGTGAGGAATTCATAACTGAAGAACAGAACACATTAATTACAGATTGGGGTAAATACAAGCAAGTGTTTATGAACCCATCTTATTGCAATCCATTGCCTTTTATTATTAAGGCTGTTAATGAATGTTATCGGAATCACAATCAAGTGGCCATATTATTAAACATTGATACATCTACAAGGTGGTTTAAAGTTTGTGAAGTATTTGCAAGCCAGATTTATTTTATTACTAGTGGTCGAATTTCTTTTCTTGATTATCGAACAAAAGAAAAAGTAAAAGGAAACAATAAACCACAAATGATAGCCGTTTTTTATCCGCCTTGTTCCAAAAAATATAGCAATAAAGTTCAAACATATTTTATTGATATTAATAATTTACAGTAAAAGAAAAGGAACAATAAAAAATGACAAAACCAATCCTTGATGCGTGTTGCGGTGGTAAAATGTTTCACTTTGACAAAAGTAATCCACTCGTGTTGTTTATGGATAAGCGACATGAAGATATTGTATTTATGGATAGAGGTAAAACAAGAACATTAGAAATTGCTCCTGATATTGTAGCAGATTTTACAAATATGCCGTTTGCCGATAAATCTTTCAATCTCGTGATTTTTGATCCCCCACATTTAACAAAAGGTGGTGATAATAGTTGGTTGGTAAAAAAGTATGGCCGTCTATCAGAAAATTGGGAAGACCAATTACGTAAAGGTTTTGATGAGTGCATGAGAGTATTAGCCGAAAACGGTGTGCTAGTATTTAAATGGAATGAAACACAAATAACAGTAAATAAAATACTATCATTAATATCATATAAGCCTATTGTAGGGCATAAATCAGGAAAGTTGTCTAATACACATTGGCTAATTTTTTTTAAATCAAGATAAAGTAAAAACCTAATCCAGCAATTTAACCACATCAACCATATTCGGGGCGTAGTAAGTATTAAGCAATATTTTAATATCTCTATGCCCTGATATTTTAGCCAAAGTCATTACATCGACTTTTTTGGCGAGCCGTGTTAGCGCTTCACGGCGGGTATCGTGGAAATGTAAGTTTGCATTATCTAATGCTGCTTTTTCTTTTAGCTTTCGGAAATTGGCATCTAGTTGTGCTGGCTTTAGTTGGAAAATGAGATCAGTATCATCAGTTTTTATTTTTTCCATTTGTTGAATAATTTCCATTGCCACTGATGACAATGGAATATCTCTAGGGTGTCCGTTTTTAGTTTGTGGTAAATGTAATAGCCGTTTATCCATTTTGAGATCTTGCCATTTTGCGTTGCAGATTTCTCCAGCTCGCATTGCGGTTTCGAGCGCAAATAACATTGCGGCTGCAACTCTATTTTGTATCATTGTTGGGATCTGTTGCTTGTTATAATCTGCAACAAATAAAATTCTGTTTATTTCCTCTTCACTTAATCGGCGTGTTCGTTCTGGCGGTTGACTTGGTCTTTTTAGGTTTTTGAGTGGGTTTTCTTTTAGATATTTCCATTCTGTTACTGCAGTATTTAATAGGTGAGATAAAGTATTCCATTCACGCAATACAGTCGCAACACTAACTTCTTTTTGGCGTTCTTCTTTCCATTGGTGAAAATGGTATTCATCTAAATCACGTAAGTTAATTTGTCCGATTTTTCTGTTACTAAGCCTTGTTAGGCGAATAACTTCATTTTTATAGCTTCGTTTTGTGATGGATATTTCTTTGATGTATTTATCAATAAGATCTGAAAATGTAATGTTTGGTATGTGGTTTAGGTCGCCATTGAAAATTTTACTTTCCATTTCTAAAGCCCACGCCTGTGCTTCTGCTTTTGTGCGAAATTGAGCTGAACGTGAGATGCCTTTTCGTCTTATTTGTACTCGCCAGCCGTTGTTCCGTTTTGTTAATGTAGCCAT